GAAGCGGTCGCGTCAACCGCGCTCGTAGTGCACCCGCTGAATGAGCAGCTTGTAGGTCTCTACGAAAAGGCTGGTTCCTTCGCAGTCCCCAGCTATCACTGATAGCGATGATGCTCCCCCTCGTCTGATTCTCCGTTTTCAGACAGTAAACTGGCCGCAGGCAACTGCGGGCAGATATGCCAAAACGCTGACAGGGACCACTACCAGCTCATGATAGCCAGCTCACCGGTGACCCCTGCCTTGCCCTGTCGCGGATTGGCGGTGCTATAGCGGATATCCATCGTCTCCAGCCGAAACCCTTCAAATAGTCGCCGGATATCTGGATGGTCGTTGATGCTAACCATCACTTTGCCCTGGCATTTCCGCATGAAGTCGGCCATCCGCTCATATTCATCAAAGCCAAAATCCGCTCCGTACCCTGCCGTTTTCCAGTAGGGCGGGTCCATATAGTGAAAGGTGTGGGAGCGGTCGTATTTCTCCGCACACTTGAGCCATGGAAGGTTTTCAACGTAGGTCCCGGAAAGACGTTGCCAGGCATCCGACAGATTCTCCTCAATCCGCAGCAAGTTGATGGACCGGCCGGTGGTCGCCGTACCGAAGGACTGCCCAGTAGCCTTAGCGCCGAAGGCATGGTGCTGGAGGTAAAAGAATCGCGCCGCCCTCTGGATATCCGTCAAAGTTTCCGGCACCGCCATTTTCTGCCATTCGAAGACTTGCCGAGAGCTCAACGCCCACTTGAACTGGCGCACGAACTCCTCGAGGTGATGCTGAACGACACGGTATAAATTCACCAGGTCGCCGTTGATGTCGTTTAGAACCTCCACCTTCGCTGGCTCCTCTCGCTTGAAGTACAACGCCGCCCCGCCGGCGAATACCTCGACGTAGCACTCGTGCTCAGGGAACAGCGACAGCAGGCGTTTCGACAGGCGGAGCTTGCCGCCCATCCATGGAACGATTGGGTTTGTCATTTTTGCAATACTTTGCAAGTTGGTCTTTGGGTGATGTTAATTTTCTAGGCCGCTAATGTAGGTCAGCGATTGATCACTCTGACGCACGCGTGGGATGCCCGAAGCTCGATAAGCTGCGACTGAGCCCCCTTGAAGTTACGCCCACTCGTATTATGATCATATTCACGGAGCAGCGATCTCTGGAGGCCTTATGCCCCTTACCAAACGCAATCAACAACTACGCCGCGACTTGAGCGAGGCGGCTGCGAGGCTCAAGTGGTCAGGAGTGGACTTATACGCGATTGCCAAGCGCCTTCTAGATACCGGGGATGAGTTGGGCGCAAACGAGTTGATGTTGATTGCGCTGAGCTATCAGTCAGTCGAGGACAGGCTGGTTGACTATGCGGAAGAGGTGAAAGATGGAAGGATTGTACGTAGCGACCTTCATTAGACAGGCCGCTTCAACCAAGCCTTGCCTGCCGTAATCATTCAACCTGCACCAACTGCACACTCTCGTTATACCTGCGCCACCTGCACCGCTTAATGAAAGGTGAACCTTAATCGATCTGCCTCCATACGAGCCGCCCAGGCTACCCGCTCCTGATCCGGCATCAACTCAAACGCCAGATCCTCCACTGTCATCCCGCCCTTACACGCGGCGTACCTAGATCCTCCCCCAACCTTCAACCCAAGATGCATCAGCCTCGCTCGACGCAAATCAGCACCGGATGCCAGCAACATTTCAAAGAACAGTGCGTCACACACCTCGCGTGGCAGCTTATTGGCGCAGTACAGATAATCATGGATGACCCCGCACGCCCGATCCTCAATACCCTTGAGCAAGGGCTTCACCACCCAAGGGGTCGAGGCCAAGTCAGTGATGAAGAACTTCGGGGCTTTGTAGATCGTGCCGTCGATGGACTGATAGCGAAAATCAGTGCTCAACGCCCACTCCCCTTTGGCGTAGGCCTGCAGGACCAGCGGATCAAGAAAGCGGCCCTTATTCATTCGGGACCTCATCGGCGCAGGTCAGTACTATGTGGTGAGGCGCAATGGTGGCATTGACCAAAATGCGGTTGGCCTGCCTGGTAGGGTTGGGCACCGCACAGTAACCCGCCACTGCCGCGCTGGTAGCGGATACGACTGTGCAGCCAGACAAGGTGACGATGAGGGTGATCAGGATCAGTTTCATGCCAGCACCTCCTGGGCCTTCTTGTAGAGCGCCAACCGGTCTTCCAGGCCGTTTACCCCGCCATTGATGCGCCGGGTGATCTTCACGAACTGACATTGATCCGCCAGGGTGTTCAGCCCACTGGTAGACCAGAACCAGGCCGCCGACATCGCGGCGTACTGCGGCTGCTCCAGCAGTGTTGGTTGATTGATCAAGTCCAGGCCCAGCGCCTCACCGCACGCCGCATAGTTCGCACGGCCCGTTATCTGGATCAGGCCCCGGCCACGGTAATTGGAGCCATCACCCGGCGCGATATTGCCGAGGTCGGCGCGGCCTTCGTAGCCGGCCTGCTGCGCCGTCGGCCCCCAAATCTCGCGCACGTAGCGCAACTGGCCTGACTCATGCCCGACCTGGGCGATGAATGCGGCTGCGCGTCTTGCGCCGACAATGCCGTAACGGTTCATGGCCGTGTTCAGGACAGAAACAAAAACGCCGGCTTGGCGGCCGGCGTTGGGTTGGATCTGCAGCAATTGCTGCTGAGTAATGGGCATAACATGCTCCTAAGCATTGAGTGTCCCGCATTCGGCGGATTTAAAGGATCGTTTCCACGTCGCTACGCCAAGCTGACAACCTTGACGGGCTTCGCGGCTTTCTTCGTCTTGTCGCCCTTCGCTTTGGCTTTGCCTTTTTTGCCGCCGTTGCACTCGGCGGTGGTTGACCAGCCGGCTTGGGTGAATGTCTGCTCCACCGAATCCACCAAGTACTCGCCATCGAGCCCTACCTTGAAGCCCTGGGCGTTGATAGATCGTTCCGCGAACAGATCAGTACGACCGGGCATTTCCAGACGCACACCAGCCGTGGAGCGATTGAACGCAGCTAAGCGCGCCTTAGCCCTGTGTCCTGGGCCAGGGTAGAAGCGGACGGAAAGGCGCCTGTACCGTTCGAGCCGGCGTAGTTGGCCAAGCACAGCAGTACGTGCCTAGCGCTGGAATCTTTAAGTGACTGGATGGGCAAAGAAAGCGCCCATGACATTGCTTGGACGCTCACAGCGAGTTCCCTTTGATGGTTTGATTGACCGCAGGGGATGGAATGAGGTGTCGCGACACATTTTTAAGATGGTTTGGAGGTGTCGCGACGTTCCTGGAGGTGTTGACTGTACTGTCTTGATTCATCATTATTAACCCCGCTAAACGTTGTACTAAGCCGCCCTGCCAGGCGGTTTTTTTATGCCTGCGATTCAGGCGCTATGGGTGTCCGGCGCATCCGTGGTAGCTTTTTGCTTCCACACGAAAAGGCCTCGGAGGCCGGACATATGAAATTGAATAGGGAGCTGCAGCGTGCTCTTCTCGAAGAGCTGCGCGACTTCTATCCGCGCAGAAGTGACTCGGCGTATCACCTGGAGGGGTACAGCCAGACTGATTGCGTGGACAACTTGATGTACCTGGAAGAGCAAGGTCTCGTTGAAAGCGGAATAAAGTTCACAATGAACGGGGGTGTCACTCTCATCCAAGCTCGTATCACTGCGAGAGGGATAGACTTTCTTGAGGACGACGGAGGCGTTGGCGCCGCGCTCGCTGTAGTGACGGTTAAGCTCCATGAGGACACTCTCCGTCAGCTGATTGAGGCGAGGATTCAGAAGTCTGATCTTTCGGAAGAACAGAAAAGCGGCATCCTGAAAGCTCTTCGAGAAGCTCCTGGCGAGACCACAAAACACCTGATAACGAAACTAGTGGACCTGGGCATGGAGAACGCGCCGAAAGCACTTCCGCTAATTCAAACGCTACTACAGAGCGTCCATACCTGACTTCGTCGGCGCTAAAGGCGCGAGCCAGACGGGCATAACCAACAAGCTTGCGCTGGCCCCATAGCTCAACGAACACCTCATCCATGTCGGACTCAGCGAAAAAAAAGAGTTCAGTTGAAGCTGAAGAGCTTCGGCCCGAAAGTGCAAGCAAGGTAGCCAGTCTCATGGATGAATCTCCACTGTATGAATTAACAGCTGATCCAGAATCTCTATCTGCTCCTCTCGGAGTGGCGGAAAATGGCGACATCAAAACGTTTCGATTGATTTCGCGCCGGGACTAAGCGGCACTTGTCTGCGATGGAAAAGGACGCTGCTCCAAAGCGGAATGGCTTCCGTCCTCATTGCAGGTAACAACGACGTCGCGCCCCACACGAATGGCCTTACTCAAAGCCCCTTGGGTGCAGCCCAGCATCTGCGCGGCCTTGGTGTGACCGTGCTCTTTTGCGAATTCGGAAAGCGGGATACGGCGCATTGCGACGTCCTCTACGTGTTTACTCCGCGCCAGTATGACCGGCGGTATTGTTTGTCGTCAATACCGGCGATATTGGTTGCGCGAATACCGCAGGTATTATGATTTGTTGATGACCAAAGACTCTAGAAGACTGCCGCTTGCCGATTGGCAGCTGGAAGACAGCGATCGCCTGAAAGCAATCTTTCAGAAAAAGCGCGCAACCTTAAATCTCACTCAGGAAAAGCTTGCTGAGGGATTGGGCGACGGTGTTACACAGGGTGCCATCAGCCATTTCATGAATCGCCGAACCGCACTTAGCCTGAAGGCTGTTGCTCTATTTGCGAAAATGCTCGATGTGAAAATTGAGGATATCAGTCCGACCCTGGCGCGCCAGATCGGAGATATGGGCTTAGCCGCTCCGTCCGAGGCTAGCCCAGCTACAGGCGATAATTCGAAGGTAGCGGCAAACTCACCCTTCCCCGTCGGTAGCGATGCGGAGGCCGTAGAAGACAAATACGCTCACGTCCCCCAATACAGCGCAAAGGCCGCGGCCGGCATCGGACATGAAAACCCACACGTGGAGTCGCTTGCTACCCTCGCATTTAAGCGCGACTGGCTGCGCACGAAGGGCGTGAAGGCCGAGACTCTGATAGTGATCTACGCCGACGGCGACAGCATGTGGCCAACTATCAACGACCACGACGTACTGCTGCTCGACACTTCGAAAACAGAGCCGGTCGATGGCCAGGTGTTTGTTCTCACTAGCGCGGACAAAGGCTCGATCGTTAAGCGCCTGGTGAAAACCCCGCTCGGCGGATGGATCCTCAGGAGTGATAACGACGACTGCGACGACTACGCGGACATCGTGCTTTCTCGAAGCGAAGTGAACGAGCATCGAATAATCGGCAAGGTCATATGGCGCGGCGGTGATCTGTAAATATCCTTCGTGCGATAACCGCTGAGATTAGCCATATAAAGTCGTCACCCCGAGCCCGCCGCCGCGGGTTTTTTCTTGCCAGAAAACGGCAAGAGCACATATGTACTCTTTTCAGCTTGCTGTTATTTCCTACATGAAATACTGTTTATACATACAGTTAACTATGGAGGATTATCCATGGCAAAGCAGAAGACCCAGGCACCAAAAGAACCGACTTCGTACGAGTTGCTAGGCATGCGTGTGCAGCGTGCGATCAATACAACGAAAGCGCAGACATCAAAGTCTGCTCTTCTGGAGCGCTCGGCCAATGACGATCCTGCGGACTGGGACCGCATCCTTGATGAGATAGCTGAAAATGACAACGTCACCATCGCGCATCGAGACGACGGACTGATCCAGCTTTTCTGGACAGTCCCCAAAGAAGACTAAACCCGACCAATCCAGAGCCCGCATTCGATGCGGGTTTTCTTTGCACGCTTAAAAAATACATGACCGGAGGTATTGACCTTCATACAATACCGGCGGTATTGTCTCTCTCGTCGCCGGCTAATCCCGGCAATACACGACTGGTGAAGCCGCCAGATAGCGAGGGATCAGCGAAGTGATCTCCCAGCCCCGGATAACGGGACCGACTGGATCAAGCTCTTTAAATAGAACGGAAGTTTTCACTGGCAGGCCTTCGGAAGAGGGCCTGACGGGAAATCAACCAGGAGGGAAATCAGTGAACTCGAAAATTGTGAGCGGTTTATGGAAAGGCCATCTCGGTATGGGCCTGGCTCCACGTGAGCTGCAGTACGTAATGGGTGCCGCCCAGGGCATGACGGCAAAGGAGATCGCCAAGCAATTCAACGTAGCCGCTTGCACCGTTGCAAAGAGGCTTGCCAGTGCGATGTTCAAACTCGGCGTTACTCGCCAAACGGCGCTGGTGGCCGAGGCAATGCGCCGCGAGATCATCGTTGGACTGCCTGAAAGCCCGAATCCTCAAGATCCAGCAGGGGAATCGAACGATGGTGTCTTTATCGCTTAAACGACGGCAGAGCATCACTTCTGCACCTTGGCGACAGGGTGCAGCGGGATGCGGACGAAATCGCGGCCTATAACCGCCCACCTGCATGCGACACCCCTTGAGAGCGGTGGCCACTGCCAACCCAGTGAGCGAACAACGGAGGATTCAGCTATGCACAAATAAACCCAGGCGCTCGCCGCCACCCCCTGCGTGACATAGGGAGGTCTATGTAACGCAACGAAAAGCCCAGTCCCTACTGGGCTTTTTTCGGCTCGCCTTTATTCGTCAGCACCCTCCCCTGGGCCCACCGGCACCCACCAGGCGGTCAGGCTGCTGACGAATAAACGCAACCACAACCAAGGAGTCGGCATGAACCCA